TCAATCGGTCAGCGTGAACTGCAAAGTTTCTTAGCAGAGATTGCCAGTATCGCACATCTAATGAATCCTGAAGCAGTAAGACTAATGTATTGGGATACTGCGGTATGTCGTGAGGAAAAATATGAGCAAGGCGATTATGATGGCATGATCGAATCCACTAAACCTGCCGGTGGTGGGGGCACGATGGTTGAGTGTGTGCCGAGATACATGGACGAGTACGGCATCAACCCCGAAGTTGTTGTCGTGTTCACAGACGGTCAGCTTGGTGGGTCATGGGGTACGTGGCGAAGCCCTGTGCTGTGGTGCATCACAACGAAAAGAATAAAGTCGCCTATCGGTTCGACGTTACATATAAAGATTTAATAGGAGAGAAGTATGAATCAACATGCTACGGCAGTCTTTGTACCGCCCCGTGTGGTGGCAATCAAGGCATACACCAAGCAATTGAATGATCGCTTGGCGCAACGAGAGTACAACTTTCACGACCTTAAAGAAGACGAGGGGTTGTACGAAACTTATGAAGGCGTACGTGTAGTGAAACCGCTCGTGCATTTGCTGCGCGAGATATGTATAGCCATGCCCACTGCAAAGTTTGGCGCGAATCAGGAATACTCCCATGATCAGGTAGCAGTCTATCGGGAGGGTGCGCTTCACTGCATGGGGGTGGTTGGGTATGGGCAGTTCATGCAAAGTTCCCCATCAGAATATGTGTACATGATTCGATCAACACGTATCAGGAACTCACGCTACAAAAGTAATACCATCATGTACAACACCATGCTTACTTCAAGTTTTGCTCGCGCAGCAAAGATCGCATCTGCAAAACTTATACCGTATACACCCGAAGATGATGCGGCCATGTCTCTTTATGTCCCGCATAAAAATCTGCACATTACGCTTAAGCGTAAGACCGAAGCACTGCATAACAATGCTACGTTTGGATCACATACCATCATTGATGAGATGGAACACTTGATTGATTGTGGGGTTAAGTTCAAGACTCAAGCGTTCCAGAAATTAGCAGGAGTGTTTGAGGATCTTATGAGTGACCTTCGATACGAACGACTGCGTAGCACCAACATGTACTACGTGTGGATCAATGAAGTGCGGGGTACGCATTGGGCTACGGTGGTGTCTGCGTTAAACGTCAGACAGAACGGCGGCATCGTTGTCGATGGGCCGAAGCAAACTTTTAAGGTTGATGACCTACCTACTGACATCGCCGCAAAGATTGCAACACTATCAATTACAGAACATAACTCTTACGTGGAAGGACTTGGTGTGCGACTAGACGATACACATTTTTGGATTGAACGCGACGACAAAGGGGAGGAATAAACCCAACATGAAAGACCCGATACGTATGTCCAATGTCGTACGGGTTCACATACACAAAAATAAAATGACCGTGATGCCTTTTGATCCCCTGCGGTGGGAGCTGCAACCACCGATTGATACAGATGATATGTCGGATATACCTGAGTGGATACAGCGCAAGATTGCTGTGTTGATGATGGTCGGCCCGACTGAGTTTGTTGAAGGTGTGGGGCGGCGTATCAGCAGCGATACATTTTGGATTTATTTTGAGGAGGACCATGACACCGGAAGCAAAGGTAAAGAAGAAAGTACGTGAGGTGCTTAAAGCACTTGGCGCTTACTACGTCATGCCCATCACAGGTGGGTATGGCAACTCAGGTGCACCAGACTTTGTGGTGTGTTTTAACAGTAGGTTTATAGGGATCGAATGTAAGGCAGGTAAAGGAAAGACCACAGCCTTACAGGAGAAGAACCTTGCACAAATAAGAAGTGCAGGGGGTTTAGCAATCGTAATCAACGAGGAGAATATAAATGAACTCAAAGACGAACTCATCAAAACGTTCCCGCCCTAAGCGGATACCCCGTTCGGAAATATATAAAATTTATAGGATGTATGAATCCGTCGACGTTATACAAACATTGACGAACCGTGCGCGGTCAACCATCTACCGAGTCATTAGCCTTGAGCGCAAACGCCGTGCTCTATTGGATGCCCCGATAGTAGTTCCCAAGGAAGAAGCCAAGCAGCCGGAGTCACACGCCCCAATATTTAGCGAGGCTGTGCCAGAGCATGAGCATGTGTTTGTACCAACGTTTTTACAGCGTGTGGCGATCTGGTTTGCCATGCGTGTTGGGGTAAGTGAAGTTAATTATTGGAAAGCATATACGGAGAAACGGTATGGCAACCTTAACCAAAGATGAGCAGAAGGCTTGGGCGTTTGTTAAAAGCCAGAACGCACCTGTCAGTTCAAAGCAGTACGGTGCACATCTGAAGAAAGACTCTAAGACCGCAAGCAAAATTTTTAGCTCGTTGGTCAAGAAGGGAAAGTTGGAATTCATTTCGCAAACGGACGATGACGGTATCACCCGTCATTACTATTTACTTCCCGTCGTAAAACCGAAGCCTGTTGAAAAACCGAAGCCTGTTGAAGAACCGAAGCCTGTTGTGGAAGTAAAGCCTGTTGAAGAACCGAAGCCAAGTCCGCTTAAGGATGTATACGACGAAAACCACTACGAGCACAACATGAAGCTCTTGGCTAAATCGTTTTTCAACTACATCGAGAAAGATCTTCAAATCAAGATCACTGTAGCCCCCGCGCCTAAAGAAAAAGAACCAAAAGACCCAAACGCTCCGAAGCTAAGTAAAGAAGAAAAGAAGGAGCTAGACCTACGAAAAAAGATCGAGCGCGATAGTGCAGCAAGGCGGGAGCACTTACGCGATATGTTGAAGACTTGGTTTCCCGCATGGGCGCACATTCAAAGTCTGCGCTTTAGTAACCCAACAGGCAGGTTTCGTACACAGGAAGAAATTAACCAATCATTGAAAGAAGGAGTAATGGCGTGAACATCAAAACAACATCCGAGAGCACCAACGTGCTCGAAACATTCAAGCGTCAGTGGCGACTGCTTAAACAACCCTACCCTTGGAAAGACCCCAAGGTGGTAGCAGAGCGCAAGCGTATTGCCGCACTGGACCGTGCGCGTATTGAGTTAAGACTTAGTGGAGGTGCCGAATGAACACCGCTACAGAACTTAGAGATGGAGGCACTGAGTTAGTTCTAGATAACGCAGGGGCGCAGTGGAGGGCTAAGGCTTTTGACTGTGTTATCAGGCGTTTTGAACAAGCAGGGCCAGTTGGTTGTTTGTTTGAAACAGCAAGAACATTTGCCGAAGAACAAGGGGTAGGTGCACCGCCCCACCACAATGCGTGGGGTGCGCTATGCCTAGCACTAAGTAGGCAGGATGTGATTGTAAAAACAGGTGGGTACGTCAACAGCAAAACAGCTCGCAGCCACGCACGGGTTTCTCCGGTGTGGCGTCTTAAAAAATTTGAGGTGAACCATGACTAAAGAAGAACTACGTGATGAGTTTGCGAAAGCTGCCATCACAGGGATTTTGGCGGGAAAGTGGGGGCAAATGCCGCAGTACAAACCAGAAGAAGCGTTTGCAAGCCTTGCTTACATTATTGCAGACGCAATGTTAATAGCTAGGGAGAAACAACATGGCAACAATTAAAGAAGAAAAAGTAGTAACCGACATACAGCCTATTTTTCGTTTGAACGGCATGGTGTACTACCCACACTACACTGACCCTGTATGGGTGCAGCCGGGGGCGTTCGTTAAAACTTATAACGAGGTAGCCAAGCGAGAGATATACGAAGAAGATAAAACGATGCGTGTATCTGCGTCTGAGCTATTTGCTCGCGGGGCAGTGGTGGACACAGAAATGCTCTGGCCTCGGCAGTGGTTAAAGGGTTGGCAACATTGGTTGAAGAGGTGAGACATGGAAGATTTTATAATTTGTATGGGTGGGTTTTTAGCTGGCTTCATAGTCGGTGTACTTAGAGGCAGACGAAGCATTGTGCGTGAAGCACAAGCACTTGTTAGCGAAACAATTATGGAGGTAAAAAACTATGAACGATCCCGTAAACCATCCTAAGCATTACACCGAACACCCTAGCGGTGTCGAGTGTATCGAGATCACCGAGCACATGAATTTCTGTGTAGGCAACGCTATAAAATATTTGTGGCGAGCTGGCCTGAAGGGTGAGCAGGTTGAAGACTTGCGTAAAGCACGTTGGTATATCGACCGTGAGATTGCACGGATATTGAATGGGGGGAAGGAATGAATGTTTTAAAAGTTGAAAAAGAACCGACCGCAGATCATTGGGTAATACTGAGATTACTTAGATTGATAGCTAAAAACACGTCGTATGTTGTCGTAGGTTTAGACTACTCAAAATCGATTAGATACTTGCGGGATCAAGTAGGTCCAACGCAGTTAGGCCAAATGATTGAACAACTAAACAGGAGCAAGGAATGAGTCCCGCGCATAGGTTTGCCATGCTTGCCGCATGGCTTGAGGGTTACGCCGAAGGCTTACCTGACTACTGCACGAATGAGAAGTTCAAGATTAAAGAAGCAGCAGAGTTGTTAATGGAAGTGTACGAACAACGTATGAAGGAGAAGGAAGAATGGAAACAACATGCGGGGGATCGAGCATGAATAATTTTGAGTGTCCACGTTGTGGGCATTGCTGCCAATCTGAGCTGCGTGACTACTTTGCAGGGAAGGCGATGCAAGTAATTTTGGGAAATTATGACATTGCTACTTCGTTCGAGGAGGAAGAAGTTAATAATCCTGAAGGTATGCCATCTTTGATTGCAATCGACGCATACGTCATGGCAGACGCGATGCTGAAAGCGAGGGAGCGATGAGCGAAAACAAGAATGCAAAGACACCAGCAGACGGGCCAGAATACGAGCGCGGGTTCGTTGACGGTATGCAGCACCAGATGCAATTAAGCGTAAAAATTAACAAACAACCAACCAAAATCTTTGGCCCCGGTCTTGAGGAACTTTTAAACAGCGCAGGGTTTTACAGGAAGCGTGAATGGGTTGGTCTGACGGCAAATGAAATCTGGGAATGCAACAAAGCAAAGAGTGGTGCTGTGGAGTTTCATATTTGTTACGAACATCAGAACGTATTAGATTTTGCGGAATCTCTCGAAGCCAAGCTGCGGGAGAAGAACGGTGGATAGAGAAGACATTATCCGCATGGCGCGGGAGGCTGGAATCGGGCCTGTTTACGGGTATGAGAGCATTGAATACTTTGCATATCTTGTTGCCGAGCATGAGCGCGAAGCTATATGGAACTTGCTGTTTGAGTACGCAGGTAGAGATGATTTATCTGATTCAGATCAATCGCTGCT